TATTTCTTGGACCAATTTAGCTGGGCTTGCTTCAAGAAACCCATTTTCCTCAGTTGCCTGCATGGCAACAACCATAATCTCATCAATATCCTCAGGGGTACCAACACGAATATAAAGGTCTTTTGGGTTTGTTTTATCTGTCATAATTAATCTTTCTTAGGTCCGGGTAGATTCTTTAATGTATTAACGGTTTCAGCGCGCATACGCTTAACGAATTCATCCAATACCCGGTGGCCAGTGTCAAGGTCGCCACCGCCAGCTTCAATCACCTGCTCAGGCGTTACAACATACTCTCCACCAGCAGCCACAATCGGAACAGTTGCAACGCCGCCCTCAGCCTTACCGGGCAGAGGTTCACCATAAGGTCCGCCTTCAACGCCATAGGGCTCTTCTTGGCCGGTATAAGGGATGCCGCCAAAGATGGTGCGCATGTGCTTAAAGCCAGCCATGGTATTGCCTTCACCCATCGCGCTGATGATGTCGGCAGGGATGACATAGGATCCTGAAGCCACATGCATTGGCAAGTGGTCTGTGCGGCCTGCTACGGCGCTATGGATGGGTCCGCTGTGGGTCTTTGTGCTGACCTGACCACCTGCGGCCCGCACTTTACGCGCAGTTGAAAGAGCAGCGGCAATGCTTTGATCGCGAGGGTGCCCGGATTTAATCATTTCAGCGATATTGCCGCTAATGACCTTCTGCGATTTACCGTGCTTTAATGGCATAATAACCTCACGAATAACTTACTGTGACAACTTGGCTTGTACCGGGGACCACTACAATACCATAAGCTACCGGAAGATTAACAAATACAACACCGATTGTGTTTGGGATAATGTAAATGGGGCGCGTTGTGATGCCAGTTGCGTCGGCATCGTAAATAACACCCGCAGTTGAACCTGCGGTTGTTACAGTTACCATTGCCAAACGCCCAGCGGCATTGTTTACGACAGCCGTGGCAGTAATGGCTTGGAGAATTCTTGCACCCTGCACGGCCACATAAGTCTGCGCCACGCCGTTAATGGCGGATGCAATGTTTTTTGCGGTAGTAAGAAGATCACTTAATGATGCCATGTCTTAAAACTTTCCGTCAGGCTGGATGCGATAGCGAATGTTTCCAATACGCCAGAATGAATCAATGTCGCTGCTGCCAAGGCCAATTGACATTAGCCTACCCCGGAAACGCGGGGAGACAAATGTTGTGCCTTGCGTCAATGGGAAGGGGCCATATGTGATGGGTGTCTGGCCAGCATAGTCCGCAACATAGAATGTCAGGTTGACTGTAGCGTTTTGGGTTCCGCCGTAATAGCCCCACTTCATGTCTGGCCAAACTTGATCGACAAAAGTTTTAACGTCTGCTTCAGCCATAGCAAAATAGCCCGTTTGGAAGCTAGAAAGCATAGGTTGTCCGTCAGCGTTTTCAGATGTCTCATGCTGATAAATGTACCGGGTGTTTGGATCTGCTCCAATAGGAGGGCCAAGAACAGACTGATCAACCCAAGCTGATCTGCCAAGTGTACCAAAGTCCCAAACCCTTAAAAACACGTTATACTTGGCGTATGCATTAACCTCGCCGCCATTGCTCATGGTTGGATAGTACCAAGTGATCTCACCAAATCGTGAATTCACTCCAACGCGAATCTTTTCCAAGTTTGTTTGGTCAAGATCTTGGAAAATGACATCCCAAATCGGGCACGAAACAGGCTGCACACCTTGGTCTGTCAATGAAAAGAACTGCGATGGACCCATCCAATAAACGGAACCATTAATAGACGCAGCGGCCTTTTTAGCAATTAAGCCGCAGCCAGAGCCAACTTCGTTAAAAGAATAAACATAAGGTTGCCCGATATATTGCATCGACCAAACGCTAATATCAGTCCAGAGAAACGCCTGCTGCGCAGCCTGAAGCGCCCCAACAATCCTAGAGCCCTTAGGAATACGATAGGAACCAGCCTGATTGATGACCGTACCAATCCAGTCTGAGTAATTGCTGACATCGCACCAGCGGACAAGCAAGGGGTCTTGGATGCCGGTAAAAGTAGAGCCAAAGGCAATGATCTGGCGCTGAGGCATGGCGACAAAGAACCCGGCATTTACGGGGGGTGCCTGCGGAATTATGGTTGCAGAAGGGGCGGAACTAGTTGGGTCCCATTCGTAAATAGCTTGAAATGGCGGAACCTCATCATAAGTCGGGCAGGCAAGAAGAATTTCACCCCAGTTATCGAGGGTCCAATCATCCGCATTAATTGCTGTCCCGGTACTGGGGGCAACAGCGGTCCCAGTCCCATAGCCGCCACCGCCGTAAGTACCAACGCCATAGCCTGTACCCGACGAAATGGCCCCAACCCCAAAGCTGTAAATAAAATGGGCTTGGTTTCCATTTAAGTAGCCGGTTGTGGTTGATGTCGGAAGCGTTAGGGCATTAATTGTAAACTGGCTGCTGCTGATGACAGATTGAACGTCAAAGTCGCCATAGAGTGTAGTGCCACCAACTGTTGTGGACATAAGGACAGGGAATGTACTTCCTACCGAATAACCGTGATTAGCCAGCGTGACAGTAACGGCTGGGGACGCCGAAACAACGGAAAAAAGCGGCAGCGTTGTGACTGCTGATGTCGAATTGGCGGGAAGCGGCGACCCAAGACTGTCTATGGCTTGAACCGAATAAGATGTGCCTGCAAGATAGCCATCAGGATCGCACTGATACAGCCCAAAAAGGACAACACCACCAACCGATATTTGCGTTGCAATATAAACTGAGTTGAATTGGGTTATGCCGGGTACCGTAGCGTCTGTAATGACAACATAGCTGCTTCCACTTATTGCAGACGCTGCTGCCGCAACATTAGTTGAAGTCTGGAGGGGTGTTATGTCATTAAGAGCGCCATTTGTAATTACGCCAAGTTGCGCAATTCCTGTAACGCCAATTTCTTCAGTACCGTAAGCAAGGTGCTTGGTCGCCAGCGTGTCCTGCCAAGCCCACATAAAGCGGACAATAGCTGGCGTAGTATTAGGGAAGTACTTAGTCCACCCACCAAGCTTTTGAACCAAAGCGCCCTGCTGCTGATCGGGAATAAAGCGGACAAGTTCGCTTACTGAAATTCCAGCCTCATTCAAGGCCGGTGTTTCATTCTGATCAACGCCGGGGCGTAGCTTCAAACTGGCGTGAGGCATGAAGCGCTACCTTGTTGGAGTGGCTGCTACGGGAGGCTGCATAGATGACCAAGCGGATGCGCTAAATTTCTTGCGCCCCTCTTCGACAGAAGCTCCCCTCAGCAGGTTCTGATACTGCAATTCATATGTCGGCCCCATGGATGGGTCGTTAGAGGCTGCACCAAAGTTGCGTTGGAACTGCGATATGTAAATCAGCGATGCTTGGATCAGCAGATCTGGGAAGTAAGTGCTGATAAAAGTTGTGCCGGTAGCGGCTAAAGGCGTTGTCGCGTTTTCGTACAGCGTTGGCAGGCGCACCGTGCCGACCACCTCAACAGTGTAAGCGGCGTCAGGATAAGGGCCAATTAAGATGTTATTGTAAGTTTCGCCGCCAGTGGAAAGATCTCCGCCAAACATAGCAAAAAGCTTTGGCTGCGCTCTGTTGGCAGTGGCAGCAGAGCCATATACATTTTGTAAATATTCTTTTGTTGCTGGGAGCAACGTGTATGTTTCGTTAGAAACGGCCAGAGTAATTGTCTGTACAGTGACAAAATCATACGCCCCAAGTTGCAATTGGTTACTGCCAATGGTTAGGGTGTAAGGACGCGATGTCTGAGATGGAAGCAAGTCCAAATCACGTTGGATCCTTAATTCCGCATAATTAAGCATCTGGGGAATAAGGTCGTTAAATGATGCATCCACCCCAACGACAATACCGGATGTGGTCTGCACATTGACAACGGCCATAGTGGCAACTTGCGTCACATAGCCATTATAGGTGAGTGGTGTTGTCTGAGGTGTTGCTGGCATGGCATCCTGCTGCAATAAAAGTGTTCGCTGCGTTCTACCAAATATTAAAGCAATGTTCTAGTGCTGATAATCAATCAATGTTTTCGGTCATAAGCCTTAGGTTTTCAAGCAATCTCGCCTCATCCGGGTCATGATGCAAGGCCAGTTCGCACTGCTCAATGGCAGCGTCTTTCATACCAAGGTTCCAAGCTGCGATGCTTGCATAGTCATGCGGCTTTGAGCCCCACACCTCAGGATCGACCGTGTAGACCAGTTCGCGATCCTTAATAGCCAGCGCAGACAGCGCAGCGCCATAGCATTCGGCCCACATGTGCCGCTCATACGCCAGCTTGGCAATCTCGACCCAAGGCTCACGGGTGCTTGGCGCTTCCACCATGCCCATACGCGCAGCCTTCATGGCGCTATCCCAGTCGCCCAGTGCTGAATAGCAGCGCGCCATTACCCTGTAAGCATAGCAGCGTTCATTCGCCCAGTTGGCACCGGGCAGCGCCAGATACCGATTG